AGCGGAGTTACTTCGTAATTGTTGTCTTTATCGCTGTAGCGAACGTCTATGGAGTTGGCCCTGTCAGCAAGAGACAACCAGCTTTCTTTGAAGCTGTCTTTTATGATATTTCCTACCGTAAAAAGCTGGACGGGAACCGAAGGCTTATCGACAATGACCGAGTAGTTCAATCCCGTTCGGACGATATTCGCACGTGACACAGCGCACACAACCGCCAATTGATCCCACAGTGATCCAGAGGTATCAAATACTCCATTCCATTCACATCGCTTAATAAGTTCGCCATTCTCTCCAGCTACGAGGTCATTGCAGAAATCTTCCCATTCATCGAATGCCGCTTGATCTACAACACTCGAAGGGATGCTACCACCCCACAGGTTATCTTCCATCATGGATTGGGCGATTTTGGAAGGGTTAGCTATTCCAGTATCGACCACCGCAGTAACGTTGATTCCACCGCCGGATAGCTGGTCTGTGGCCAATGCGCGTATTCCAAGCAAGATCATGTTCGGGTAGATGAAATCGTCATAGACAATTTCCCGAACTGAAGAAAGCCACATTTCTTCCCCTCTCCGGGAGAAATCTTCTGTTGAACTTCCCGCTGGCACTCCTGCGCTAATGTGGTTCGCACCACGCTTCTTTACGCGAACGTCATATTTTCCCGGAGCAAGGTGGTCGATGCGGTAAACATATCGTTTGGCATTCTGGGAATTCGATGAAACCGCGAAATTAGCGTTACTCCACTGCTGCACTTGTTGCGGAGTACTACCCATCGCCGCTGCGCCAGTAGCGGGATTGCCGGGGTTCTTAGTCCATGTCGCTACATGCCGCCGCGTCTCTGTTCCAACAAATGCTCCGCTGCCGTCATATACATCGACCGACTCTGTCTGATCGAATATGTCTCCTTCTTTGTGGGCTGACGGGTCGTTATCAGTAGCGTAGACTACAATCACCGGTAGGGAACCGAATATCTCCTGAGAAATCGCTATCCAGTAAGGCGCTGCGCCTACGTCTGAGGTCACTCCGGGAAGCAGATGGTCTAGCCAAGTTGCGTCAGTATGGAGTTTATATTGCAGCGTTCCGAACACCGCCCACTCATCAAACTTGCCGTTAGCATCCGGCCCAGACCAAATCCCTTTGGGAAAATAGAATTCTACTTCTAGGGCTTGTGTGTCGCTTCTGTCTCCATCCACCTGAAAGAATGCATCTCCAGTCTTAAGCCGCTTTTGCTGTGCGCGGTCATTGACCGAATCGGCAAAGAAACTCACAACTTTCTGATCGTTTGTGCCTAGCCTGACTTCATATTGAATGCCGGAATAATTAGAAATGGGCTGATCGTTGATATGAATATCGGAGATAGACACCGCAGGGCCGAACCCATAAGAGATCAGGATGTTCATATACTGCTTGTCGCCCTGAGTCTTGATGTAGCTGGAGATGACGTTCCCAGCCTGCTTAAATTTCCCAAATGCCTTAGGGATTGGCAGACCTTGACGGCTTGCTAGAACTGGCCCAGCCCAACCATAGTTTTGGCTGATTTCTGTCTGTTCGCGCTTTGGTATGGGTAGGATTGCACTCACCAACAAAGAACCAGCCGTAAGAATAATCGCCGCACCTACAGCTTTTGCGAGTCCGGCTGCATGAATTCCCAGATGCAATCCCAATGGCCCCGCGTACACAGCTGCCAAAATTGCTATGCCGATCAGTGCAATACTACGGAGAATTCCTTTTGCTCCTCCACCTCCTCCATGAATGCTAGGAACAATCGTTAACTGATCGCCATTGCGGGGAATGAAAATAGCGCGATCAGATGGCGAGATGATCTTTCCATTGACGATGGTAATTATTTCCTCGCCTTTGCCATCAAGATATTTAACAAGTGCCTGCCCCGGCTCAAGAGTTACAGGCAGAGTTTTTCTTTTGGATGGATCGAACGGATTTAAGACGACTACTTTTTCTATTTGGGCCACTGGTAGAACCCCACAGTTCTACGCTTCCATAGCGGGGATGAGAGGCGTTCTGTAACAACCGCTGTCGTCTCCATGATGTGAATAAACTTGTCTCGCTCCACTACCAATCCGATATGTGATGGGCCTTGATAGTCCATGCGGAAAACAGCGATTGTTCCGGTATATGCTTCGCATTTAGAAAATCTACTCATCTCAGACAAAATCATTAGCGAATTTAATATGCCATTTTCATTGCTGGGATAGTCTGGAATTGCTACTCCGTTCCTGCCTAATAGAAAACGGACGAGTCCATAGCAATCGAATTTATCCGGCCCGCGTCCGCCCCACTCAAAGGGTTTGCCAATCAAATCGGAATAAAACATAGTTTCCATTTAGATAATGCTTGCCGCTCTGAATCCAGTCGAATCAATAAACGGAAAAGCGCCAAAACGTGAGCTATTGTTGTGTGCTCTGCATCCATTGGAACCTTCCAGAGTCTTGCTGCATGTTCCAATCGGCCCTAAATATCCGCATTGCAATCCTGTTGGATCGCTCACCCCCTGCATGGCGGGAGTGTTGTATTTCCAGATGCAATAATCTTTGAGATAAATGAATTTTGGAAAAGTCTTGCGCATAGGGTTATCAGCGCCCAGGCTAAACGTTGCCCATTGCGAGTCTGCCGATGCCTCGACAATTTCAAACTCCATGAATACCGATGGATCGTCTACCATCGCTTCCGCGCTCACTACTCTCAATTCAACCTTTGCCCCTATGCCCCCTTCGTATTGCTCAAGGTAATAATGAATGGCGCGATTGATATTGCAGACGCGCATGGAAATACTGGATAGTTGTCCAGAGGATTTGTCTTGGATCGGGTCGAAATCGAAATTAAACGCGATATATTCGTCGCCTTTGTAAGTTACATCTTCATTCTCTCGCGCAAGGCGGAGAATGGTGTCCGGATGTCCTACGGGATCGGGAATGATCGTCAAAAGAATATGCCACGGATGCGCAGTTTGAATCTGCATCTTGTGCAGCGCCGAGGCTATGGAAATAGAATTCATACTTCCTCAAGCTCAAAGGAAATGTTGTAGCTCAAACCGGCAATGCCGGGATCGTCTTTTTGTGTTGCCCATCCAGCGTCAGCTATTTGGGGAAGTTTGGAAAATCTTACCGTCACCTGTTCATCACTTCTGGGATCAAGCCAGAGAAAAGCCATCGCCCCGCCGATGGTTGTATTTCTAATGAAATCATCAATCAAATCTAAGTCGCCTTCTGGTGCATGATCTAGGACCACTGACCATGTACGCTTGATACTTGTTCCGCGAGGTCTAGTAAATATCAGGCCGTTCTCCATCTCGCTTCGCAGAGTCAGATCGTTGTAACTCTGCTGAATCGAGACTTGCGGTTTTTTGAGAGTAGACGGAAATGGGATATTAACTACTCCATATCCACCAGCCCCGAACCCTCCACCGCCGTAGCCGCCCATTTACTTCGCGCCCTCTCCCTTTTTCTTGTCTCTCAATTCTTTTATTTCTGCATTTAGCTTTCCTATTTCCGCATCGCGCTGTGCAATTCGTGTAAGCAAAAACCGGATCATTTCTAAGACTTCATTCATATAGTTTTTTCCTATGGAGCATTGGTTGTCCATGCTGGGACGAAGTAAGTCGTCCCGTTATACTTCATCGGTATCCATGCTGCGTTATTAGCATTGTTTGCGGTTGACATCTTGACACTTCCGGCCCCGGTACTTATTGATGTGCTTCCACCAGATTTTGTGTCGAGCTTACCTAAGGTGAGTTGGATATCAGAATTGGGAACGACTACAGCCCCAGTCCCAGGAGCGTTAATTAAAGTGTTGCCATTCGTCCCAGCATTGAATGCAAGTCGTGTAAATCCAGAATTGGCTTCGTCAAATAATTGAAGGTCATTAGATGTTGTTTTGGCCAGCGTCCACTTCGCGGCTCCATTGTCTTTCCAGCGATCATAAAGCGCCGCGCCACTTGAATCGCTGTCTCTAACAAACAGGTCGCTGCCGGATGCTCCATGTGCGCGAATTACATGATTGCAATCAATTCCGAATGATGATCCGGAACTGGGTCCAATCACCAGCCCGCTTTGACCATAGGTATTTGGGCGAATATCAATGGCATTGAACCACTGAGCCCCTCCCCCGCCTGCATTAATGTGGATAGCTTCCCACGCCTGTTGATTTCCCCCAGCCCTAATTATTACGCCGATACCGCCATTCTCATTTTGCACAGGCGTAGCAAAATAGTTGACATCAATCTCTGTTCCGAAACACACACCTAAATTATTTGACGAATCTACTACAAAGTTTGCTCCCCATATTCCTTCTGTCCGTGTGCCATCGCGGATGGTTGAGGCCGCCAAAGCTACGACGTTGTCTGCGTCCGATATCCCTCCCCAATAACTAGGCGTGTCTTGGGCATGGGCGATGATTTCTAGTCCCTGCCATTGTTGCTTCTCTGAAAGTTGACTGGGTACTTGTAAGTCTAAAAACCACGCCGAACCGAGAGCTCCTACAGCAGATTTGTTAGGAGAAACTTTTGTCGTTACGGTGCTGAAATGTCCAAAGCGATTGTCCTGGAAACTTTGATTTGCGGATAGATTCCCGCCGAATCCGCTAGTGGATAGTAATGTTGATGGAATTTGAAATCTTCCGGGGTTGCCAGATATATCAAGCAGCGCAGCCGCAACCACCGAATTGGCGGTTGATGTACTAAGGGGCGTAGGGCCCGATGTCGCCGGAGTTGTGGTCTGAACATCCGCAGCGGTTAAGGGAACATTCGTGTGGCCTCTAAAATAGCTCCCTGATCCGCCCGTCTGCCAATAGACGTTATATGAAACGGCCCCTGTAGGAGATTCCAGCGGCTGGCAATATAATTTGCTAGTACTACCTGATGTAGTCACTGAGACGCTTGCAGGTGACGCTGCCGATTCTCCACTAGCGCCATTAAAGGTAATCTTGGCCTTGTAGTTATTCGCGGCAACCGTTCCACCAGAACTAGCCATAGAAGCCGCTGGAGCTATAGCAGGATCAACTAAGGCTTGAGGGGTAAATTGATCCGCAGAAGGAACGCTGCTAATGCCGCCTACAAGTTCATCCAAAATATCGAAATTTTGATTGAGTAATAAATCCCAATCTTTCTCATCTCTTGCTGCTTTGTTGAGACCGACTTTTGGGGTAGTGATTGCCATTTACATCCCACCCTTTAGGGCTTGGCGGATTGGCCCATTGGTTTTCAAATCTTCTAAGATTACCGTGGTTACAATTCCTTCAGGAGTGACTCTGGTTTGCGACTGCCGGGCTGATACTGGCTGGCTGGTTTGATTGATGACGTTGACCTGCACATTTCCGCCGCCGGCATTCGGGCTGACAAATCCCGAGCTTGATCCCATACGTAAGAGTTCCGGCCCATGCTCACCTACGAGGTAGGTATTGTTGGGCATGACTGGCCCACCTGTTGCTCGGCCAAATAG